TTGTCATCGCGCTTGGCCATATCGCTGGCGCATTCGAAATCAACGTTGAACTGCGGGAAAAGGAATAGGCATGGCACTCCCAAGAACAATCGAAGACGCGAACAAGCAAATGCGCACCGCAGCAATCGAGCGCCTGCGTGAGCATGGTGTGGTGCTGGACAAGAAGCGCCGTGGGCCGGAGGGGATTGCAGCGGCGATTCGCCTGGTAGAGCCGTCGCTTCAGTCGGACGACGCAATGCTGCTCATCCGCGCTTGGGTGTCACTGAAGCCCAATGACGCCACGCCCAGCCGCGCACTGACCGAAACCGGACGGCGCTACGTCATGAGCGCTCAGATGCGCCAGTTAGCAGAGAGGGCCAAGTACCAGCCCGTGCTGATGTCGATATCGAGCAACGTCAGTAATTTCCGGCATATGGGGGAGTGATGGGCAAGATCATCAACAGGGTGCGGGAGCGTGAGGCTCGTCGAGCCAGAAAATCTGCGAATGAAGCCTTTGACCAAACTTTGGCGAATTTGATGCGCTTGCGGGGCGCTACGCACGCGGGGGAGGGAATGACCATCAGCTTGATCGTAATAGTCATCTTCACCGTTTCTGCGGTGTTATTGCTTTCATGGGGGGGATGGTGATGCGCACCAATCTTGAGCTTCTCCTATCCGAATGGGGCCACCGCCAAGACATCCGACGCGACCGGGCGTTGGGCTATCCCACTGCAGCAGCATTCTCCAAAGAGCGCGTAGACCACGACGGGTGGGGATACAGTGGCCCGGAGGTGTGTGCAATGGATGGCGACATGGCGAAGATAGACGAAGCCATCAACCTGCTGCACGCCGACATGCGTACGGTCATCATCGCGCACTACGTGTGGCCAGGCCTTGTGAAGACGAAAGCCGACCGCCTGCGTGTGGAGAAGCGCGTGTACTACTTCACGCTAGAGCATGCGCACAAACAACTGTCGCAGGCTATGGGCGGCGTGTACACAACGGGATACGAGCCTAAATTGTGTACACACCTTGAGCAAGTGTGTACATGAAAGTAGAGTGATAGGTGCAGGCTGTGTAAGTGTCACTTGCGCAGTCTGCCCGATGAGTGACATTGGCCCCTGACGAGAAATCGCCGGGGGCTTTTCTATTTCCGCGAGTATCAGACTGCCGCCTCGGGAACACGCTTCAAGCCCATGCTCCCCTGTCCCTAGGCGCATTCCTTTGCAGGCGGCAGCCTAATACTCGCTATCTCGTGAGAATTGCATGGATCAGATCCTGGCATTCGTAGCTCACATCGCAGCCATCGCGGTCTGCGTCTCAATCACTGTGATTGCCATCGCGTACCCGTTCGTTAAGGCGTATCGGCTCATGCGAGGGCGGTGAAAAACTATCAAGGAATTTCAACATGGCACAGGGCGGAGCGCGTCCCGGGGCCGGCCGCAAACCTGGCATCCCGAACAAGGTGACGGCGAATATCAAGGCACTCGCTCAGGAGTATGGGAAAGAGGCAATCGAGACGCTGGCAAAGATCATGCGTAGCGGTGAGACGCCACCTCCCGCCCGAGTGGCCGCGGCGAAAGAGTTGATCGAACGCGGATACGGCAAGGCGTCCCAGCCCATTGGAGGCGCTGACGACCTGCCGCCGATCAAGGTAGCCGCGGTGGAACTCACAGATGACCAGCTCGCTTCCATCGCCTCAGGCAGCGGCCGCTGAGCTGCTAGCCCGGAGGAAGGCGCGAGAGGGCTTGATTGATTTCACACGTTACACCCTCCCGTCGTATCGACCGGCCCAGCACCACCAGAGGATCGCGCGGGCACTGGAAGCGGTGGAGCGGGGGGACTGTAAGCGCCTGATGATCTGTATGCCCCCGCGTCACGGCAAGTCTGAGCTGGCTTCCCGCCGGTTTCCTGCCTGGTATCTAGGGCGGAATCCCGATAAGCAGATCATCGCAGCCAGCTATAACGGCGACTTGGCTGGTGACTTTGGCCGGGAAGTCCGGAACATCGTTGCCGAGCAGGAATTCAGCGCCCTCTACAAAGTGTCGCTGGCTGCTGACTCCAAGGCCGCCAACCGCTGGCACACGAGCGGTGGCGGCATGTATGTGGCTGCCGGTGTCGGGACTGCGGTTACTGGTCGCGGCGCTCACATCCTGCTGATTGACGACCCATTCAAGGATCGCGAGGAAGCCGATAGCGAACTACGCCGCCGGCGGGTATGGGATTGGTACACGTCAACCGCCTACACGCGCTTGATGCCTGGCGGGGCCATCGTGGTGATCAACACCCGGTGGCATGAGGATGACTTGTCCGGCCGACTGCTTGAGCAACAGGAGCATGGCGGCGACCAGTGGGAGGTTCTGAGCCTCCCTGCCATTGACGGTGCCGGCCGTGCGCTGTGGCAGGAAGACTATCCGATTGACCGCCTATTGCAGATCAAGGCGGTTCTACCCGAGCGGGATTGGAACGCGCTGTACCAGCAAGACCCAGCGCCGGACGACGGCTCTTACTTCCGCCGGGAGTGGTTCAAAGAGTGGAATCGGGCGCCCGATGATCTCGCCATCTATGGGACTAGCGATTATGCGGTTACAGATGGCGGGGGGGATTACACGGTTCATCGAGTGTGGGGGGTAGACCCCACTGGCGACATTTACCGATTGGATGGCTGGCGAGGACAGACCGCTGCAGATGAATGGATAGAGCGGAAATTGGACCTCGTAAAAAGATGGAAGCCCAACGCGTGGTTTGGTGAGTCTGGGGTTATCCAGAAGGCAATTGAACCGATGCTGACTCGCCGGATGCGGGAACGGCAGATTTATTGCCGTCTTGAATGGTTGCCGAGCGTGTCCGACAAACCCAGTAGGGCACGGGGCATCCAGGCCAGGATGGCTATGGGCCGCGTTTGGTTTGAGCCAGGTGCGGAGATAAGTGAGTTCCTGAAATTTCCCACGGGGAAGAACGACGACGACGTTGACACCGCGTCCTTGATCGGCCGCGCGCTGGACGATGCACACCCCGCCGTCGTCAGCGCCAAGACTAAACGCAAGACCCTGGACCGCTGGGATCGCGCATTCGGCGCATCTGACCCTGATGATTTCAACTGGAAGACCGCATGATGAGACTGGCAACGATTGACGGCGAGCAGGTGCCCGACGCTGCCCTGGCCACGTCCGGCGGCGAGTTCGACCATCACCTGGATCAACTCGTGCGGGATTTCGAGGCGGCCGAGGACGGCACGCGCGACGCCCGCCTGCGCGCCGAGCGCAACCGCGACTACTACGACGGCAAGCAGCTAACCACCGAGGAAATCGCCGCCCTTCGCCGCCGCGGGCAGCCGCCGGTGGTCATCAACTACATCAAGCGCAAGGTCGAGATCCTGCGCGGCCTGGAACGCCGGTCCCGCACCGACCCGCGCGCGTTCCCCCGCAACCCGCAGGACGAGCAGGGCGCCGAAGCCGCCACCGACGCGCTGCGTTTCGTGGCCGACGAGAACGACTTCGACGTCGTGCGTTCTGCCGTCTACGAATACATGATCGTCGAGGGCTATGGCGGCGCCGACGTGATCGTCGAGGAAGCCCCGAACGGCGACATCGTGGTGTCGATCCAGGCCGTGCCCTGGGATCGCCTGGTATACGACCCGCACAGTCGCAAGACAGATTTCTCCGATGCCCGGTATCGCGGCATCGTCATCTGGATGGACAAAAAGGAGGCCGTCGCCACCTATCCGGGCCGCGAAGACGCCATCGAGGCGTCCCTGGCGACCATGGCCATGTCCGAAACCTACGACGACCGGCCCAAGGACGGCATGTGGGCGGACAACCGCCGCACCCGCGTGCGCATCGTGCAGATGCAGTATCAGGACACGGACGGCACGTGGATGATTGCCACCTTCACGCGCGGCGGCTTCCTGGTGGATCCGCAGGTTTCCCCGTACATCGACAAGTACGGCCGGCCCACCTATTCCCTCATCATGCGGTCGTGCTACATCGATCGCGAGAACAACCGCTACGGCGCCGTCAGCGACTGGATCGACACCCAGGACGAGGTCAACAAGCGCCGCTCCAAGGCGCTGCACCTGCTGAACCAGCGGCAGACCTACGGCACGAAGGAAGCGGTGCAGGACGTCGCGGCGGCCAAGCGTGAGCTCGCCAAGCCTGACGGTCACGTCGAACTGAACGGCGGCGCGACGTTTGGCCAGAACTTCGGCATCCTGCCGACGGGCGACATGGCCAATGGCCAGATGGAGCTGTTGCAACAGGCCACGGCCGAAATGCAGGCCAGCGGCCCGAACGCCTCCCTGGCTGGCAAGGATCAACGCCAGCTCTCCGGGCGCGCCATCCAGTCGCAGCAGCAGGCCGGCAGCATCGAGGTGGAGCCCATCGTGGACGAACTGCGCCAGTGGACGCGCGACATCTACGAGGCCGTCTGGATGCGCATCAAGCAGTTCTGGACGGACGAAAAGTGGGTGCGCGTCACCGACGACGAGCGGAACATCAAATGGGTTGGCCTGAACAAGGTTGTGACCGTCAAGGACCGCCTAGCGCAGCTGCCGCCGGACAAGATCGAGCAGGGCATGATGCTAGCCGCCCAGCAGTTCGGCATGAACCCGCAGGATCCGCGCTTGCTTGAGCAGCCGGCCGGCGTCGAGAACGACGTCAGCGGTCTGGACGTGGACATCGTGATCCAGGAAGGCCCGGACCTGGCCACCCTGCAAAGCGAGCAGTTTGAGCAGCTGGCGCAGATGGCGCAATCCGGCATTCCCATCCCTCCCAAGGCGATCATCCTGGCGTCGAGCCTGCGCAACAAAGACCAGATACTGGACGAGCTGGAATCCGGCAAGCAGTTGCCGCCGCAGGTCCAGGAGCAGATGCAGGCCATGCAGCAGCAGCTACAGCAGCAGGCCCAGGCCATGCAGCAGATGCAGGAACAGCTGCGCGACAAGCAGGGCGACCTGCAGATCAAGGCGTTCGACGCCCAGACGCGCCGCATGGAAGCCCAGACGCCCGAGCAGCGCGAGCAGGCCGACCCGATGGCCCAGCAAGCCGCCGTCGCCAAAGACATTGCCACGGCGCGCAAGACGAACGCCGAAGCCGTACAGACCGAAGTGGAGACCGAATTGCTGGTCACCATGCCCACCGCACCAGAGTTCAGGGGAAGCGTCAGCATCTGACGTCTCCCAGTTCAACAGCCGCCTTCGGGCGGCTTTTTTTATTCCGCCGCCGGGGATTTCGGGCGTTAAAGCTGCCGCCGGGCTGAATCGGGCGTGAAGGAAGAGCGCAATGAGTGAACAGGATTTCGAAGCCATTTTCGACGGAAAGCAACCCGCAGAGCCGCAGGCCGCGCCGGAACCCGCACGGGAGCCGGAGCCGCAAGCAGCCGAGCAGGAAGCACCGAAGGGCGAACCGCAGGAGCCGGCAAC